CGAGTGTATTGAGCTTTACTGTAAAAGCTTTCTTTGCAGCAATCTTATCTGCGCAATTAAAACAGGTTACTCGCTTTTTTAACATTACCATTTCCCCTTCGGACACTTACCACCGGCTCGAGGTTTGAACCAAGTCTTAAGCTTCATGATACACATACACTCACGACACATATCTGTCATACCAAAATATGATTCACATGTCTGACAGATAATATATCTATTGTCACGTGTCTTTTTATCGACGTGATATTCATCAATCTTTGGCATTATTTGAATTCACTTTCGATCATGATTTCTGTAAGGAAGGCGACCATGTTAACTTCGAGGTCGGCGACAAAGTTTGCTTTGTACTGATAATCCGCAAGGGTTACAACAAAGCCAGGTAGACTGCGGAACTCGATCTTATCGGTTGCCGCATCATAGATCCGACGGAACATTTCATTCATGTCTTGATCAGAGTTATTAGCTACCCATTTGCGCATTGAAGTAAAGTCTTTTGCTTTGAGTAAAGCAAAGAGCTCATCAATACTTTCCTGTTTGAGATTGACAAAGATACCCTCGTCAATTTTACCAGAAGCAGCGTAGGATTGAAGCTCGGTGAGTACTCGACGGAAGTCTGGGAAATGTTTTTCAATTACTTTAGCGACTACGTTTTTGTCGTACTCAATATTTTCTTGTTGCAAGATTGTATTGACGCGCTTGAAGAATTGCATGGCAAGCGTAGGACGCTCAGACTGTTCGATAGAAAAATCGATTTCAGAAAGCCGAGAGCGGAGGGGAGCGATAATACGATTTTTGAAATTACAGGTGAAGATAAACCCGCAATTCGAAGAATATTCTTCTATAAAGTTGCGGAGGGCGGGCTGGACAGATGCAGCGTTGAGGTAGTCCGCCTCGTCGAAGATAACATATTTGCGACCACCTGAGAGGGAAACGGAGGAGGCAAACGTTGATATTTCGTATCGAAGGGTGTCAATATTGACGTTGAGTGAGCCATTTTTAACAACATAATCGCAGCCAAGCTCGTCAAGCATAGCTTTTGCGATTGTAGTTTTACCAACACCTGGTCCACCCGTAAGTAAGAGATTAGGAACACTTTCGTCAGCGACAAACTTACGAAAGCTTTGTTTCATTTTTTCAGGGAGAATGGTATCGTCAATTACCTGAGGACGATATTTCTCAACCCATAACACTTCGTTTGATTTTGCATCAACGGACATAATATAAAACCTTCATCAAAAAACATCATATAAAAGTAGGATGGGACCCGAAGGTCCCACCAAAACAGATTAGCCAACCAGCTTATCTGCAAGCGGACCTTCAGGCGGAACGTCTACATCAACTTCTGCAGCTGCTGCAGCGCTATCGTCCTGCTGTTCGGGTGCATTCTGCTGTACAAAAGCTGCAAGCTTATTGCGTAGCATACCAACACCTGCCATTTCTTGGCCTTGGAAACCACCGCGTTGAGAAACAACGTCGATGACTTGAACCATCGTGGCAATATCGCCAAGAGCGATGCTTACCGGTTCTTGTTGTTGCATTTGTTCGTTCATAGTATTCATCCTTTGTTATAAGTCGACTTAGAATCAATTGCCACGAAATACGTGACATCCTTGCCTCGAAACTCCGAGATACCTTTGCTGCAAAGCGTAACACGGTAGTCTTGAGGTAGCAGTTTAAGGTTATCGGTTTTAATGATAATCTTAAACGTATCGTCAGTTTCACCGATTTCGACATCATAGTCGTCAGCATTATCGTTGGAACTGTCGATTGCCTTGAGATAACACTTGCCGCTTTCGCCTACAAACGCTACCTCACTAAACTGAAGCACACCTGCTGCTTTCAGTACGGACTGTAAATCATCCCATTTTACATCAACAACAACGTCTTCGGAAGGGATCGTAATCTCTTTCTCGGGCGGGGTGTGGATCATTGAAATGTCAGCGTAGACATACTTAGTACGTCGCCGACCTTCTGAGATAATAAAGTATTTATCATGAAATTCCACGTCTGGATCATCATAGAGGCTTAAAATTGACAAAAACCGCGACATGTCATAGATACATGCTTCTGACGGGATCTCGTCGGGAATGTTCGCGATAGCGATCAGTGTTTTCTCGGGCGTAATAGTTTTGAGTACTGTGCCCTCTTTCATTTGAATAGACTTGTTGATACCAGCAAAGCTTTTCAAAATGGTAAGAGTACGTTCAGAAAATTTCATAACAAAGAGTTCTCCTTTCAAATTTAAGTGCCATTATATAACAGTGAGAAGTAAATGTCAACTACTTCTTTTTCTTATTACGATAAGTTTTTTGATTCGATGTTTTGTCTGCAGTAGCTGACACGCCGAGCTGACCGAGAGCGGCCATATTACCGGCAAAGATATAAGAACCGACATGATTCAATTGCATCCAAGGACACATCCAAATACTCATATCAATTTTTCTCGATTGCTTACAAAAGTAGTAATCTTCTGAAAGGTATCGATTTGTGTCTGGATCAATAACACAATCAAAGAAAGCAGTAATTTTTCGAGTGCCATCAAAGTTTTCAGTGCGAACATGATCCGGAGTATAGAGAAGCTCAGGATAAGCTTCTGCGTATTTCTCGAGAGTTTCACGAGGAATGAGCATGAATCCAGTGCCGGCTTCAGCTACTTCAATAGGATCAGACATTTTCATACTAGTCTGTCCTTTTACTGGATTAAATACGTAGTCAGAAGTAAACTGACTTAGGTTAAATGGATTCTCGTCTGCAAATCCTTGCTTAGCGGCAGCCGCTACTTTTTCCCATGCAATTGTTTTCTTGGGATAAGGACCGGTGATAATATTGTATTTTTCAGGATCAGAAGTTTGAATACCAAGAAGAGCGAGGACATCACGAGCCTGGAAGCCAATGTCACTATCAATAAACATGAGGTGAGTGCACTCGGAACGGAGAAACTCATCGACAACATAGTTACGAGCTCGTTGTACGAGACTCTCATTAAACAAATAATAAAACTTCAATGGAATCCCGTGAGCTCCACAGACCATTGCAAGATCAGTACAGGATTTTGTAAACAAACCTGAACACTGTCCACCGTACATTGGAGTTCCAATAAAAAGCGAGTAGTCTCTCAACTGCTCAGTACTAATTTTCAAATTCATAATAAATCCTTAGTCTAAATCGAATTCTGTTCTATGTAGTAATTGTAATCTAAGCACGTCGATAAGAATATCCCAAGCACTATCGTGAGCTTTAAAATTTTCTTCCCACTCGTCAATCACAAATCCATTCTTTTTAGGGAAGTTAAGCTTAGCATCAATCCACGTTCTGGTATCTCGTACAAGATAATACTTAAGGTACTCTTCCATGTGAGTCTTTCTACCTTCGACAGCAAAGAGACGAGTCAATATCACGGGATCAAAAGTATTTGATCGAGTCCACCAATGGCCAATACCACCAGCGTCAATCAAGAAATCATGGAATTGCTGAACAAACTCTTTTACAGTTAAGTCTGTTTTCTTTGGTGCAATATTTCTTTTGACTTCTTTAGGTTGAGATTGCCAAAAGTCGAGAACACCTTGCTCAACTTTAAATCCATAATTTTGAACCTGATCACTCACCGACAACTTAAATTTCTTAACGCCGTTTATATCCTTACACGTATAAGGATTAGATTCAAATCGATCCCAATCAAATACCATAGCAGAAACATCAACAACGGCGCAGTCTGTAGGGTCTGTACCCATTGTTTCAAAATCTAAAATCAAGTGTTTCATAAGAAAGCCTCAAGCGTATCTTGTTTTTCAACGTATTCTGATTTCTGGCTGTGATTATACTGTATTACGTAGTCTGTGTCAACCAGTTGTAGATCACCTTCTAAATATTTTTTCACCTCAGACGCCATGTCTCTTGCAGTTTGGACTGGGACGTTCTGACAAATATGATTAGCTGACTTCTTTTGATTGAGAAGTTCAAAGTCTTCGGGTAAGCCCATAATCGTCATTGCTTCTCGATAGTTAATGTATCGATCTTCGATGGGATGAGTCAGCATTGTAGGATAGTGACCAACGAAAGCACCAATATGATCCTTAGGGATAATCGTACCTCGTCTCATGATGTTGCCACCATTCTTTAGTTTCTCATAACGATAACGACATTTTTCGACTTCTTTCTCGTAATCGTTCTTTTCCATCCACTCACCGACCTGCAAATAATCATAACCCATACGTTCTATATATGAAAATACGTCAGAGTTACGAACTTTTTGAGGCTCTACAATATCAACAAAATCCCGATGGCTAATACCACCATGAATATGTTCAAGAATAAACTTGTAATAAAGATCATCTTTAGACGGCGTCTTCGGATTAATAGGCTCGGTCTGGAAGTTTGATCTGACTCCTTTGATAACGTCTTCAATCTTAACGTGCTCCCTGTTGTAAAAATTTAGTAGGGGAACTTTATCATCTCGCCAAAAGAAGTAGAACGATCGCTCTCTTATTTGAGGTCCCCCATGCAGCAAGGACTTAGTACGATATACACTCATTGTATATCCGTTTTCTTGCCCAATCTTTCTTAAATGGTTTCGAACATTCTCGCCGATCTTACCGGCAAAGCCCGGTGCATTTTCGCCCCAGAAAACTTTTGGTTTGATCGTACCGAGAACATGTTCAGCAGTAATACTCATCCACTCATTGTTTGGGTTGTGGTCGCCAAATCCATGTGATAGCTGAGATAAACCAGCACAGGGACATACAGACGAAACCACATCTACAGACTCAGTAGGATTTTCTCCTTTGTCGAGGACGTAATAAGGTACACCACTATAATAGTGTCGTGCATGAGCATCGTTAGCTTCAAAAGCTTCGTATGACATCATATAAGTTGGCTTCTCACCAAAGGCGAGTTCTGAGCCAATTGTTTCACCACCAATGAGTGGTACAATTGAAGCATGTTTAATCATAGATTCTCCTTGATGCTATTCATCAGGTCTGCGAAAGTGTATTCTGCGTCTTGGTGTTGCTTATAAAATTCAAACGCACCTTCTCTCCACTCATCCCGCAAAGCAGCATCGGCTGTAAGCTTTTTAACCTGCTCTATGACTTGATCTTGATTACCTTCACTTAGCCATAGCGTATAATTGTTTTTTGATTCCGATAAAGGATCACCGGTTACTCTATGTATGCATACGTCACCGTACTCTTTTCGAAAGACTGGAATAGCACCGGCCGCAACGACTTCTTGGTGAGTATATTCAATTGATCGCTCAATGTATTTTGGCTTAAGGATACTGAGTTGATAACCAAAACCTGCGCGTGACATACGCTGCATAAGCTCATCATTAATAAAGCAACCAAATACAGATGCTAGCTTTCCATAACGATCAGAAATATCGAGCTCATCAGGATTAAAATCAAGGCTATCGTAAAACTCGCTGAGTTCTTTAAAGCCCAACCAAGCAGGTGATTTCTCGATTCCCTCGAACGTCGTCAGTGCACCTTCTTTCATAAGGTAGTTATTATGCCAATCGAACATGAGCTTATAGCCTTTCCACGAAGTCGTACGACCAATCCACTTGTGATGTAGTGGATCAGTCTCTTCGATAGGTTTCCAGTATTGAGCTCGAGTTCCGTCGAAGTCAATACCAGGCTGGAAAGGTAAAATCAACTTATCTTCGGGTTCTTCACCGAAGAATGAGCCTAGGCCTTCTTGGCCACAATGTTCTCTTACCTTTTGTGAAAAATCGTTTGTACGAGCATGAGCAAAGATGAGATCAGCCGCATCGATCGCTTCTTCGAGTGCACCATTACGATTAATTGAATAAACTGTATGGTCATGTTGAATAAGCACTGTGGGCTTTTTGAATTCTTTGAGAGCCAGCTTCCAGTTATCAAGGGCTGCATCACCTGCACCCTTACCTCGCCCATTCCCTTTTGCTGGGAGTGAGTTGACCATAATAACATCAGAAGAGTTACACTCCTGAATCATTTGATGAAGCTTCTCAGTATCAGAAAACTTAAAGTGCTCAAACTCACCGAGTTCATGAGCATACTTACGAGAAAAGCTTTTATCTTTTGAAGCGTAGACTTTTACATTATAGCCATGTTTCTTAAGCCACTTGACTTGCTCCACGGTATACTTGGTTACGCCACAACCTTCTACACCACGGGCCATGATCACAGATACATTATTCATATAACCTCACTCATCATAAACTATATTCTATATATGTCAGACTGGGATCGGCCTTTCCGTTTCCATTAGCTTTTCAATGAACTTAAAGTGTCGCTCATAAACATGGAAGTTGGAAGCGGTCCAAATGATATCACCGACATTGACGTTACCTAACTGAATAGCTAATTTGTTCTGAACACTGCGTGCCCATGCAACATCATTGTTGTAACCAAAGACTGCGTCATTACTACGCATCAAATAGTGTGAATGAAGCTTGCCGTCACGAATATAGAACGTATTTGCATAGGTACACATAAAGTCATTCATACCATCACGATTAAAGTCAAGATGCATACTCGGTCTGTTATAGATCATAGTAGCTCGTCGACTATTTGGATTGTTACGCAGCTCGCGAAGAACGTGACTAAATTGATTACCATTTTCGTCAGAGTGAATACACCAACCATAATTTGAATTAATCTTACCTTCGGTCGAAGAAATGTCTTTCCAAATTTGTGGCGTTTCACCAGGGATGTCATTTACATTAAGCGATTGAGATTCATACCATTGAAGCTCACGCATAATATACTCAAGGCTGGGTTTACGAATGATATAATCTTCGTCAGCGAGAAATGTCGCGCCAATGATTTCAATCGTTTTAGCACCAGTACGATCAATGACAAAATCTTCGTCGAGATATTTGTCAATGATTTGTTGTCGAATATAATCTACATTGTTCATTTTATAACCTCTGGGTTTTTCTTAATTCTGCAAGTCTATAAACTTCGGGATCGTCCTTTTGTTCCTTAGTAGGGACGAAAGCTGCTTTAGGACTTGTCGTTTTTGTTTGGTCGTCTACCAAATAATAGAATGCCATACTTCTTCTTGGCTGTTGAGTAGGACGAGCAAGTCCATGATAACTTGTTTGTGTACTCTCAAATACGACGGCGCGATTAAACCGCGGCTCAATCGTTTTTACGGGCTCTTTAAAAGTTTGAGCTCCTTCTGGAGTCCACATACCCAACTCACCACCGTGTCCTACCTGCCAATCCGGATTGAGATATACGAGAAAGTTTAGCTTTCTACGATAACCCAATTTTGGATGATGGCTATAATCTACATGGGGATTCAGTTTACCACCTGGCGGATGATAATGAATCCCACCACCATGTAATCCAACGTCTGGAATGAGATCTGGTATATCTAATATTTTACCGAGATAATCTGTAAACTTTCTACTACCTAAGAAAGTGAATGCCTGATAAACCGTAGGTGAAAATCTATCCCAGATATTACAGGCGTTCTTCAACTCAAAGGGATTAGTGTACGCAGCATTGTACTCTACATCTTTGACTTCGGCCAATAGATTTTGTGCTACATCGGGATTCCAAAAATTATCCACTATCGCGTGTGGATAAGGTTGGTTATCCCAAAAGCTTTCTACTGTCAGATTATCGTAATCTATCATTAACCGCTTTTCTTCCTGTTGAATGCATCGTTACGTGAGTCTTGGCCAGGGATTTTACCTCGACAGAACGAAACAAAAAAGCTCGCATAGTTAATGAGATCCTTAGCCGAATCTTCGAGTGATTCGAAGTTAGGATCATAATCATCACTTTGCATAGCTTCCATTACAGATTTCATACGTAGCATTTTAGCATGCATAATATCGTGGATAGTCACAATACCGTTGGGATAGTATTGTGCCTGCTTTACAGTTGAATTAGGATTCTGATAATCCCGAGATTTTTTCAACTGAAGGTCGATACATTCTTGTAGAACGTTGACCGCTTCGGGAGTGTCGTTGTTTTTAGCCATAATATAACTCCATTGTTAGATGTGCCATTCTATCACAAAAGAAAGCAAATGTCAACTGGCTTTCGCCAGTTGAGCTCGCATTTCAAGTACCATTCGATATTCATCAAGTGTAGTCGTTCCCATATCACGGTTGTGCTCTTCTCGAATCATCGCACCTTGAAGAGCGTGAGACTCACCACCTTTACACCAAGGAGTGTCATGTCCAAACACTGCTTCATCAAGCTCAAGTGGTAATCCATCGATTGCACACTTAAATCCTTGAGCAGCAAGAGCTTCTTCTCGCTCGTTGCTATTGAGTGATCGCTTAGTATCAAGCGGAGTGACACCATCCGGTCCATCACGAAACTCTTCCATAAGCTCAAAGACTTTTTGCTGAAGAGCACCGTTAGCAAAATTCTTAACGTTTTTGCGGACAAACTCTTTTACGTAATGTTGGCGACCT